CTTGATTGACGTTATAAATGCCGGCTTGTTGAGTCGGCGTGAGAGGGGCGACAAAAGCGGACGGGTCATACGAGTAAGGCTGAAACGGAATGTTTGCAGTTTGCTCGGCACGCGCATTGACCGCGTTATATCGAGCCAGAACCTCTGGTGGGATCTGGACTGTTTGGGTTGAAGTTGAACTTTTGCCGCCCATGAATCAGTGCTCCCGTCTGTTTTCCTTCCCGGTCTTCGCCCCATACAGGAAGAAAGCACCGCTTGGTTTACCAAACTGGCGCTCATACATTCGAACTTTGGCCTCGGTGCGGCTGTTCGACAATACACCAATGATAAGCGGTATTCCAAGCGTGTCAGCAACTCGCTTGCTGAATTCGCAAAGTTTACGCCCTCGACCACCCTTTGCGTTTCTAAAATCAGGGTGTATGAAGATGGCCTTTTCTTCAACGACATAATCGTCGGCGTACCACATGGTGCCGATCCTGAGAAGGACCACGCCTTCAATTTTATCGTTGGGCTTGCCGATCAAACCTACGATGCCGTAGTTAAAGCACAAGGCCGGGTAAATTTCTGCCGCTAGTTTTTGCGGATTAGGATTTAAAAAACCGTTCTCATCACAAGCCAGCGTGGCAATTTGCATGATCTCATCAAGATCCTCAGGTCGACCAGCGCGAATGCGCAAGCCTTCAGCATCAACTTTAATGTTTTTAAGAATGTCTTCCATATTCAATCCTTTTTAGGTCCGGGTAGTTTCTGAAGTGTCTTAATAGTTTTCTTTCGATAGCTCTTCACAAATTCATCTAGCACGCGATGGCCAAGTTCGAGATCGCCCTCGCCAACCATGCGAACTTGCTCGGGTGATACAACATATTCGCCGCCAGCCGCAACGATGGGGACCGATTCTGACTCACCGCCATTAGCCTTACCGGGCAGATTGGAGCCATAAGGGCCGCCACCCATCTTAACGCTCGTCGGGCCAGAGTACGGCGTGCCCCCGAAGATGATTTTCATCTGCTTGAATCCGGCCATCGTGTTGCCTTCGCCCATGGCGCTGACAATGTCGGCGGGAATTACATAGGAGCCACTCGGAACATGCATGGGGAGATGATCTGTCCGACCGGCAACATGACTATGGATCGGGCCAGTGTGCAGCTTGGTCACAGGCGCCTTGACCTTAGGCGAAGGCGGCTCTTTCATCTTCTTTGCAGGCTGATACAGACCGCCGGATGTCGTCGTCTCGACTTCATAACCGCCCAAAGCTTTCGCTTTACGTGCCGTATTTAAAGCGGCAGCGATGGCCTGCTTCTGCGGGTGGCCAGCATGCATCATTTCACTGATGTTGGAGCTGATGGTTTTTTGTGAGCTTCCTTTTTTAAGGGGCATGATTACACCGTCAAGTTCCAATAAGTGATTGCGCCAATGGCGTCACCGGTCCCACTAAGGGTTCTAATGCCAAGAGTATAGATATCACTGGCAGGTGCCAATGAAACGCCCAACTGCAAATCCCAGTTGTAAGCCAGTATTTCAGAGATAGGGGCTGAGCCTTGATTGCTGGCCGCAACATAGCCTTGCTCGCATATATCACCGCCCGTATACCCGGTAGCGGCTACATCAAATTCAACCGTTGCGTCAGAAGGAACCGCATTCCAAGAAGGAGTGCCTGTCAAAGTTGGGTTCTTAACAAGAACAAATTCAAAATTATCCGCAGAGTCTGGGAAAATGTTAAGAGTTCTAGGAAGAACAACGGCGCCGTACCCAGTCGAGGCAAGGCGAATTGAAATTAAAGGCACGAATGTTGTGCCAAGGCCGGTTAAAGATGTTGACCTTCTTGCTACCTGAGGTTGAGAAATTTGCTCATATCCACCTTCAGAAACAACACTGGAGCAAATTTGTTTTAGTGTTGCAGCGCCGCCAATAGTCCCTGTTGTTGTGATTTCATATCGAACAGGCAAAACGGCAGTTGTCATGTAAACCGTGTTGTTTACGTTCGCATTCTGAAATGTATGGCAAATAATGTACTGGCCATTAATAATGAAACCGCATCGGACGTTGCCCACACCAAGCCATTCAATGTCAGTCCAGAATATTTGCGACTTGGTAAGATCAAGAGTAAGTCCGCTTGCCCCCGTGCCATCCAACTTATCGCCATTCCAGTTCGCTTGTGTGGCCGCGTTGGTATCAACCGGCGAGCCGCTAACAGAAGATCTAACAACAAATGATTTTGTCGTTCCATTTAATTGAAAGAAAATGCCATTGTCTGCATTGAAATAACCTACGCGCTGGCGCAAGTTTGTTGTTGCCGTTGCCATGACAAAGGTAGCTAAAATTAAAAGACCTTTACCGGGCTGATATGGCATGACGCGGAAACTTTGACGAACGGCAGAATCGCCGGAAGCTGTCGTTACGTTCAAATTAACGGCTGCTTGTGCCGCCGTGTATGTAATCGAGGCGCTGCCCGCAAGAGATTCTGAAAATTGAGCGTCTTTTGCAAACCTATTTTTGCTATCAAAAATAGTGTAAGGCTGGCTTACTCTAAGCCTTCCAAAAGCATCAACCGTAGGGCCGCCAAACTGCGTGTACTGAGCAGTGGCAGTAGATGATCCAACAGGCGGGAACATAGAAATCGTACTCATGCGATCAAGCCTCCAGAGGCCGTGACCGTGCAGCCCGTAGTCGATCCCTTAACCTGAACAGTGGTTCCAAATGACATTGTGATCGCGCCAGTCCATTGCATGGTGCTATAGCCCGGCAAGTTGGCATTAAAAAAGATTGCATTTGACGCGGCTGCAGAGCCATTAACCGGCACCACCGATACGTAGATGCCTATGGGCGATGCCGTGGTATTGCAGATCTCAATATCGCGAAGAATGGCTGTTGACGTATTTGGCACCGTGTAGATGGTTGCATAAGACGCCGTCATAGCTGCCTGTCCCATCTTCGTGGGAGAGGCCAAAGAAGCCAGAATGTTCATCGACGTCGCGATGCTGTTGATGCCAACAACGCCGTTTTTCTGAGCGGTCAAAACATCTGACAGTGAAGTACTCATCAGAATTTACCGTCCTGCTGGAATCGATATCGAATGTTACCGATACGCCAGAAACTATCAGCATCATTGCTCTCGAGCGTAATCGACACCAATCGACCCCTGAATCGAGGCGTGATGTACTCGACAGACTGAGTCATGGGGAATGGGCCGTAAGTTTTTGGCGTCGCGCCGGCATAGTCCAGAACGTTAAACGTCAGATTGATCGTGGCGTTCTGAGGACCGTTGAATTCACCCCACTTCATGTCTGGCCAGATCTGGTCGATGAACATCTTCAGGTCTGCTTCATTCATGACAAAGTAACCCGTCGTGAAGCTCGAGACCATGGGAGACGTGTCATTGTTGTAGCCAACTTCGTGCTGATAGATGTAGGTGTTGTTCCCATCAGCTCCAATCGGCGAACCAAAGACAGACTGATCGATCCATGCCGTTCGGGACAATAAACCGTAATCCCATACCTGCAAAGCTGTGTTGTACTTGACGTATGCGTTAATTTCTCCGCCATTACTTTTTGTCGGGTAATACCAAGTCACCTCAGCAAAGCGAGTGTTGACAGCGCACCGAATCTTATCAAGGTTGTTTGTATCAAGATCTTGGAAGATAACGTCCCAAACAGGACATGAAACCATTTGCACGCCACTTCCTGCGAGCATAAAAAATTGCGTAGGACCCATCCAATAGAAGACGCCGTTAAGAGCGCCGGCAGCCTTCTTTGCAATCAGTCCGCAATTGGCGCCCACCTCGTTAAATGAATAAACGAATGGCGGCCCAATGTACTGCATGGAGTACAGGTTGATATCAGTCCAGATCAGAGCTTGTTGAGCTGCCTGCAAGCAACCTACGATCCTTGACCCCTTGGCAAGCCGGAACGAACCGGCTTGATTGGTGACGGTACCAATCCAAGTGTTGTAGTTATTGACATCGCTCCAGCGCAAAAGAAGCGGGTCTGGTACGCCTGTAAAAGTTGAGCCCCAAGACACGATTTGCCTTTGCGGCATGGCAACAAACGAGCCATCACTATAGGTCGGGCCACTCGAAAGAATGGTTGAAAACGGTTGGCCAATCAGCGGGTCCCATTTGAAGATAGGCTGAAATGGCGTTTTGAAAACATAGATATCACCACCACTGACATAGGCCGTGGTTATGGCTGATGCGACAGTGAGGCTGCCAGAGGATGAAGCAGTTACGTAGTACGATCCGTTATAAGTAGATGGAACCACATTTGTGATCACCACATACTCGCCGACAACGGGCGTGTAATTCTGAGAGAAAGTAAACGTGGCGGCAGAGCCTGATCCTGTTACTCCTGTAACAGTCAGATTGATTTGCTCTTCAATTGGATTTGATATGAGCTGCTCGCCCCAGTTATCAAGTGTCCAATCCTCGGCATTAACCGGGTCTCCGGTTGCTGGGATAATGGCTGTTCCGACGCCATAACCACCTGAGCCGTATGCGCCAATACCGTAGCCTGTGCCGGCTGGAATAGCGCCTAGCCCATAGCTGTAGATGTACCGAGCCCGACCACCGTTAAGCGTAGCTGTAGCGGTTGCAGATGCCTCAACATCTCCAACAATGACAAATACGCTTGAACTGACAACTTCAATAACAACGTAATTGCCAAAGATTAAAATTCCGCCGACAAGCGTCGGCGTGACAATAGAGAATGTGCTACCTGCCGTTTGGCCATGATCTGGAAAAGTAACTTGAATTTGCTCATCGCCAGAAGTTGTATCAAAAATTGGCAATACGGGCGTATTGTCAGTCGTTAATGCTGCTACTGGCGAGCCCAAGGCATCTCGAGCTTGGATGTGATAGGCCGTGGCAGACAAGAAGTTGTCAGGGTTACACTGATAAAGACCATAAATGATCAAGCCGCCAATGTTGATAGGCGTGGCGACATAGACCGAGTTGTAGATTGTTTGATTTTGAAGCGTGGAATCGGTAATGGTAACAATCGAGCTTCCAGCAGTCGTGTCAACAACCGGCGTAATATTGTCTTCGTTTCGAGTTGGCGTGATGTCTTTTTGGCCATTGTCTCGAATGGCATAAAGACTTGCTTCGTACGTGTTGGTCTCATTCTGATTACCAACGCCAAGGTACTTGTTTGCCTCAGTATCTTGCCAAGCCCAAAGAGCCCTTGTGATAGAGGGCATGTAATTGGGGTAAAACTTGACCCATCCACCTAGTTTTTGAACAAGACCAAGTCCTGTACGGTCATAAATAAATCGAATGAACTGGGATTCCGATATTCCGGCCTCGTTCAAAGCCGGCGTTTGGTTCTGGTCTACGCCGGGTTTTAATTTAACTGATGCGTGAGGCATGAATTATCTCGGGGGATTTGCAGTTGGCGTGGGGCTATAAGACGTCCAAGCTCCAGACTCAAATTTCTTTCTGAATTCCTCAACAACAGCCCCGCGTAACAAGGCCTGATATTGACTCTCGTAGCTCTGCGCCATAGCCGGGTCATCAGACTGACGGCCAAAGTTTCTCTGGAAGGCGCTGATGTAAATCATGCTTGCCATGATCAAAAGGTCAGGCAAATAAGAGCTGATAAAGGTCGAAGCCGTAGCGGCCAGAACAGGTGTTGCGGAGTTCTTGGCCAGAGAGGGCATGCGAATCGTGCCCGTCGCGGTGCCCGAATAGCTGGCATCGCTGTAAGGGCCGAAGAGAATATTGATCGACGTGTTGCCGCCGGTATTTCTGTCTCCGCCGTACATAGCAAAGTATTGTGGGCGGCCACGGGCAGCCGTTGCCGTGCTGCTATAAACGTTCTGCAGCCACTCTACGGTCGTCGGTAGGAGCGTATAACCGACCCCGCCGCTAGAAAGGTTGACCGTTTGCAGAGTGACAAAGTCATCCGTATTGATCTGCAGGAGGTTGACGCCGGTAGTGAAGGTAATGGGCAGAGACGTCTTCAGGTTCAGAAGGTCAAGGTCGCGCTGAATCCGCAGCTCGGCATAGTTCAACATCTGTGGAATCAGGTCATTAAATGCCTGATCTACGCCCTCCACAATGCCCCCAACCGTCTGGGTGTCGACCACGGCCAAGGTCGCAATTTGCGTCACGTACGAGTTATAAGTCAGCGGTGTAGTCGCGACAGCCATGGGGTATTACCGCCCTCTACGCAGATGTTTGGGGGGATGATAACTAACTAGCAGGCTTCCTGCACGATTCTCAAGTTATTCTGCAGCCTTTCATCACTTGGCTGCTTTTCAAGCGCCAGCCGGGCTTGGGTTCTAGAAATTTCTTTAAAACCCAAATTCCACGCAGCGATGCTCGCCAAATCATGGGGTTTAGCACCCCAGCAGGCGGGGTCCGAAGTATGCAAATACGCTCGATCCATAATGTTCAAAGCATGCATCGAGGCATGATAGCACTCGATCCAAAGACCCCATTCGTAACAGGCTTGGGCCAAATCGCACCACGGCTCACGAATTGTGGGCATCTCGGCGCAAGCTCTACGGAACCACCTCTGGGACTCGAAACCTCGATCAAGAGCTTTGTTTGCCTTGCCCAAAATCCGCATCATGTGCGTTCGCTCGTGGTCCCAGTAAGCAGTTGGCAAAGCCAGATACCTCTGTGCTTCATCGATACAGGCCTGCCACTTCTCATAGTAGAACAGCTCTCGAGCGTGGTAGTACGCCATTCGGTGGCAAGCCGGATTTTCTTTTACCGCCTGTTCCAAAAGAGGCAAATACTGCCCCCGGGACTTGTTGATATCGGGCTCATGGCGAATTAAAACGCCGTCATAACGAACGATTTTCTCAGGCGTGATGGGGATGATGTACTCGTGAATCGGGTACCGCCAGTCGTAGTTGTTGCGAGCATGGATCTTCTCGCCATAGAAGATATGGTCGCCGCTCCAGTCTTGCTTATACCTAAGCCTGCCCGTACCGGGCGTCCACATTTCCTCAACTACTTTTCGCCAGCCCGGCTCAAGCACCTCGTCCAAATCAAGGGGGATACAGACCTTGGCATCTTTTGGGACCAAGGCAAGAGCCGCATTTCTGGCATGGTCAAACCGCCATGGATCAATGCTGATGGAGTAGACCGTCGCCCCGCAGGCCTTCGCAATCTCGACCGTCCTATCGGTGCTGCCGGTGTCCGCGATGATGATGTAGTCGGCGCCTTGTGCTGATTTGATGAACCGCTCGACGTGCTTCTCTTCGTTTTTGGCAATGGCATAGACCGCGACCTTAATGTTCTCGCGGTACGTGTTGAGCGTCGTCATCCACTTTTGCTGGGCAAAGATAGGCCCAGAGCCTTCGTACTTCAC